AGAGCAATCGGGGCATCTAATAATTCTAGAAAAACAACGATATACTCAAGAAATACTATTTCAGGCATGTCAACCGCAAGGAGTGCTGCTTCTGAATTCGTCAAAAGCTATGGCACAAGAGACAACAGAGCAATCAATGATTGCTATTCTGTCTTCTCTGGAGAAGGTGTCAACTTTCTCAATTTGTTCATGCATAACAATGCAGGTATTAAATCTGCATTCAGCATCAACGATTTGGGCAGGAATGAGGATATCAAAATCCATGAAGCTGAAGTTATTGATTCATGCCATGATTATCATTACTTTGAGAAGTTTGGGTTAGACATAATATTCTGTGAGCATGAAATGAGCCTGGTTGTGGGGAAACCAGGTGTGAAGAATACAGGCTGCAAATTCACAATGCACAACCAAATTTTCAATCCTAATTCTGATACACTTGCTTTAACTCCTGGAACAGTCTCAGAAAATGAGTTCTATGAAAAAATCAAAATAAGATCAAATGGACTACTTCCCTCTGGATGGTATCAAGATGAATGCTGTAAAAACAACTTTTACATAGCTACAAATGGAGATTTGACTCTTGACTACGGGTTTTCTGTTATGGGAAAGACAACATCCTATTGGAGAGAAAGTATCTCTAGGGAGAAGATTTTGTCTGTTAAGCAGAAGTGTTTACCTGATAACACTGTCCCTACCAACAGGCTCCTATCTACATCAACTGTAAAAGGTATTCAGCTAGGATCTGAACTAGCCCCAGACACCACAGTGATACTATCACTTAAGCAAAATCTGAACGTTGACTTAAAATCTCAATACCGCGTTTCGTTTCATGGCATCCAAGAGGAAGGTGCTTTTGCAAGGACTTTCTGTGTTCCTTTTGAAAACAAATCCAGGATGATATGCCTATACGCAAAAACTGTTGTGGATAACAGTAATGAAAGGACTACTCTGATTATAAAGGTAGTTACAAAAACTATTGAATCCCATCTAGTCATTCCTATCAGGAATCACATAAATTGTGTAAAGAAAATTGGAGCCAGGATAGGGCTTGTTGATTCTATTGAAAGTGATCCTAACTATAATCAGATGATTGTTAAAGAGTTATTGGGTGTTCATACTCAATTTGCTATCAATTTATCCTTGGTCATAAAGAAGCCGATCATTGTGTTCAAAATGTATGATATTGAGTTGAACAACAATCATATAGACGTTTATGGAAGGATCCTGAATTACCAGACAGATGCAGAGGGAAATGCCTATTTCCTTTCAAAAACCCTTGAAGTTCTTCCCAAATCACTTTCCACTCTGAGTTACTTAGGAAGCATTGCACCAATTCAATGGGAGGAATCTTTGGAGCACCAGCATTTCATTGTGAAGCCAGAGTAATTCAGGTTTATGTCCTTGTTCTACTTAAGTTTATTGTGTGCATGTTATTTAATAAGCAACTAATAAGTGTTTGCTTGTTTAAAGTATATAAGTATTTTAAGTATTACAGTATAATGTTATCAAATATAAGTTTATATAAATAAAATAAGCTAATACTAATAAGTGTAAGTTTAATAATCGAATATAAATTAAATAAATAAAAACCCATAAAAATCAAAAAACGGAAAACCAAAAAGACCTCGAAAGAGGCAATCTTGGCTTAACTGCTTTAATTAAACTCATTTATCAAAAGTTTTTTACACGGAATTCATGTTTCATGGAATTTGAGATCTTTCGAGTATTTTAATCTCATTTATCAACTTACATGATTTAATCAACATGAGGAACTATACTGAATTTGGATCCCTTGAGTCCTGTAAATTAATCCGAGCTAGATAATCAATTCCAGAAATAAAGCAAATCTATGTTCAAGACCGGCCAATCGGTTGCCTCCGAAGAGGTCTTTTTTGGTTTTTTGATTTTTTGATTTTTTTGGGTTTTTTGTTATTTATTTATTTTACTTATTAATTATTATTTGGTTTATTTATTATCTTACTCTTATATTTATTTTAAACACAAACACAATAACACAATAAGTAAAGTAACATTTAAATTTAATACACAATGTAAACACATAAAGAACTTATAAACACACAAAAGAGCTTATATTACTTAACAACCACACATAAACTTAGATACATATTAACATGCATAAACACCTTATATGAAACAATTTACAATTCCAGCGAAGGACCAGCCTTTGAACTCTTCTTCTTAGAATGTTCACCATAATCATCCATTGAGAGACTGGCACTGAAAGCTTTGTCCATGTATTTGACTTGTTCATCATATTTCTTGAGTGAGATAGAGCTGGCTGTTCCAGGGTTGCTCTCACTCAATAGCTTTACAGCTGATTTAAACATTTCCTCTAGTTCATTTTTGAATTCAATCTGTGAAGCAGAAAGTACTTTGGCTACTTTGCAAACCTGTTCATAAGTAGAAAAGTTCTTAATTCCTAATTTCTCTTTCTTCACATTTTGATAATAAGCCAGAGGGAATATAATTGGTGCCAGACCTGTCATGCTAGACAAGAGAGGTAGAGGACCTCCAATGCAGAGCATCATCCTTAAAGCACATGTATCGAAAGATGCAGGGACATTTAATCCATAAGCTGCCACTAATGGTAATTCCATTATTTTATTGTACATCTCCTGCTTAGCAGCATCATTCTTGCTCTTCTCAACCATACTAGCCATTTTGGTCCTGATGAAAGCTTCTGTCCTTTTGAAGGTCCAGTCATCTGGCCCTACATCAGTATTTGTAGCAACAATAGTTTTACCACAAAAAACATACTTACCACTTTTACAAGCAGCAAAGATCTGCTTCCTGCACTTCAAAATATTCAAACAGTTTGTAAAAGTTATTTCAAGATTTTTGTTGGTGTCATAGAAAGCTTTAAAGCTAAATCCGGGAGTGGAATCTTCTGTTTCAATTTCAACATCTGCAGAGCCACCAGCCAAAAGTTCTTTGATTTTCTTCTCGGTGAGTTGCTTGACGTTAGACATGGTGTTTACTCTGGAAACGTCTAGTATATTGACTTTGAATGAATTTTATTAGCGCCTCGATTGCTCT